ACCTTCGACATCATACGTCGGTATTCAGGTGGAGACTTAGAGACTCAAGGTGTCTCGCTACTACTGCACGTTATGGAACACGACCCTAACCCTTTGCTTGTTAAAGAGCTGATGGATATGGTGGGTGTTAGTCACGGCTCAATCATACGATACCTACGATTGCTAGGTTCAGATGATGACCACCCACGAGGCGGTGAGTGTGCAGGTTTAATTCAATGTGTCATCGACCCTGCGGATAAGCGTCGCAAGCTAGTACAGCTATCGACGTTAGGACGCATGATGCGCACAGAGATTGCATACGTTTGGAACACATCAAATGTCTAAGCAAACTGAACAAGAAAGGGAAGCACTCATCACGGGTGCTTCTCGACGCACGAAGCGCAACGCTAAACGTGTAGCTAAAGAGCAAGAGACTACGACTGCAACAGGTAGCATCGCGCTATCAAGAGCAATCGTACCTCTGTCTTTAGGTATCGTTGATTGGCTTGACGGTGAGGGTGCAGGGGTAGGTAAGAAAGTTAAGCCTTTCTTCAGACTGCTTACGCCTGAGCTTACAGCCACGGTGATAGCACGGGCTGTGCTTGACGGCATCAGTCGCAAGCGTAAGCGCACGGCACTCGCAGGTGCTATAGGCAGAGCGATACAGTTAGAGTATCAACTGCAAAAGTTTAAGGAAGAACATCGTGGTATCTTCCAAACTAAAATGATAGAGAGTCACCATAAGAATTGGCAGGAGAAAGAGAAGGACATACTCAAGGAGATGAGAACACGGGGCATCATTAACAAGTGGTGGGAACGTAAAGACTTAATCGCTATAGGTATGACTGCACTCATGTTAATGGAGAAACACACAGGTATGATAATGTTATACCATCGGGTTACTAATGGTAAGCGTGTAGGATTGGTAGCACCTACACCTGACATGAAGGAATGGTTAGAGGAAAGCTACAGACAGGACGGACTACGGGGCGTGATGTATGAACCGATGATTGAACCACCTGAATCTTGGGTGGACAACTACACAGGTGGCTACAAGCTATATGAGTTTCAGACTAAGGGATTCATTAACTCGAAGGAAGGTAACCACTATGAGAACCTCACCTACGATGACTGCCCTGCCGTGTTCGATGCGGTGAACACACTACAGGCTACGCCGTGGAAGGTGAACACTAAGCTACTCAAGGTGATGAAGGAACTGTGGGAGTCAGAAGCTACGATAGCAGGGCTACCTAATTGCAACTTCCTAGATGAGCCTAAGTACAACCCCGACTGCACAGCTAACGAGAAGCGACGGCACTTCCGAGAGGTACAGCGAGTGAGGGCAACTAACAACTTGAACGTGGGTCGCAGGTTCAGACTAAACGAGTGTCTAAAAATAGCGGAGAAATTTTCAGGGGAAGATTCAATATACTTTCCTCACAGCTTAGACTTTAGAGGCAGGGCGTACCCGATGCCAAAGGTATTCAATCCACAAGGTGATGACATCGCTAAGGGATTGATGCACTTCGCTGAGGGTAAACCCTTTAAGGGTGACGGTAGCAAATGGTTTCTTATACATGGTGCGAACCTGTTTGGTATCAAGGGTACGCTAGGTAATAGAGTCGAGAAGATACTAGCGATGCAACTGCTATGTAAGTCGAGCGCATCTGACCCGATGAACCAACTGCATTGGGCTGAGGCAGACAAGCCTTTCCAATTCTTAGCGTGGTGCTTTGAGTTTGCTGAGTGGCTAGAGAATCCTAACTTCCTATCACACATACCCTGTGCGATGGATGGTAGCAACAACGGGCTACAAATTATGTCGCTTGTGTTGAGAGATGAACAGATAGGTAGCGCAACTAACTGTGTACCACAACGTACACCTGCCGACATCTACCAAGACGTAGCTAACGAGGTGACTCGACGGCTGAAGTCTAACCCCGACAAACATAACTTACGATTGTTAAGGTATGGTATAGACAGAGCGTTAATGAAGAAGGTGGTGATGAGCGTACCTTACGGTGCTAGTTATTACACGATGGTGCAACTGTTCCAAGAGACTCTATACCAACGTCACCTTGAGGGTGAAGACCTACAGTTCGGTGGTAGGTTGCGAGACTACAGCGCACGACTAGCCTCTGAAACATGGGAGGTTATTAACGAGATGATGCCAAGAGCAATGGAGCTGATGGCATGGGTGAAAGGAAAGATAAGACCTGCCATCACAGCTAACAACGAGGTGTCGTGGATGACACCGATAGGATTGAGAGTGCATCAAGGATACAGGCAGACAATCAGACGGCGTGTAGTCACAGCTATAGGCTCGAAGATAAGGAAGGAAGCGTACTTCCGTGACCCACTAGATAACTTATCGAAGAGGAATAACTTCAAGGCTATCGTGCCTAACTACATCCACTCACTTGACGCGAGCATCATGCTCACGACAACTAATCTTATGAAGTCGAAGGGTATCTTCTCCTTAGCTATGGTGCATGACTCGTTTGCGACACACGCTTGCGATGCGCCTGCCCTAGCTGAGGGGTTGCGAGAAGTAGCGATTGATACTTTTCAAAATAATCTTCTGATTTCATTTGACAAGGACATCAGGCAATCATATCCTGATGACCATAACAAACGTTTAGCTTTCCCTTCAACAGGAATGTTAGACATCACTAAACTAAATAAGTCCTTATACTTCTTTCATTAGAAAATAGGCTAGGAAAATAATAGTAACATGGTTAAATCCAAAAAAATTGTAACTCCAATTGGTATGTCTTCATGGTGTGCCATCAACCCCGATAACCCCGATACCAAGTTCGACCCTCAATGGTATGTCGATTTGATTGTAGAGAAAGACGATGCTAAATCCTTTGCGGATTCAGTTAAGAAATTCTACGAAGAGACTCGCTCGCACTTCGGTGCAACCAAGCCAACGAACCCTATTCCAATTAAGGAACACACCGATGAAGAAGGAAACCCAACGGGTCAGCTCGTCATCAAGTGTAAGCGTAAGGTCGGTGGTACTAGAAAGGATGGCACATCGTGGGATAACAAACCACCTGTGTTGTTCGGTGCGGATGGTCAGCCATTCACACCTGAAGGTAGCATCGGTAAGGGAACGAAGATGAGATTGTCTGTGCTTATGAAACCTTACGGCGCACCTAAAGTTGGTGTAACGTTTGAGATTGTATCAGCTCAGATTATCGACGCTAACTACTACGGCAACGACGCATCGGCTGATGACTTCGAGGCGGTAGAAGGAACAGCGAAGACCACAGTACCTGCAAGTACTGAGGGATTCACTAAAGTAGAAGGAGGCGATAGCTTCAACTTCTAATGTTATACCTTCAGCTTGAACAAAACCCTGTGCCTGCGAGCAGACCCCGCGTTACTAAGTGGGGAGTTTACTATGGGAAGAAATACACGGAGTATCGAAAGAACATCCATGTACCTATAGCGCAAGCAATCACGGAAGCAAAGGCTGAAGGTATTTTACCTCTTAATAGTTCTCTACTCATTGCACAACTCTTTGAAGTGCAACGACCGAAGACTACGAAACTCGACTACCCTAACCCTGACCTTGACAATTACAACAAGGCTCTATGGGATGCGCTTCAAACGCACGGGGTAATCGAGGACGATAAGAGAATCATAGCATCAATAGAAACAAAACGATGGACAACAACAACACCAACAACTCACGTCTTGATTCAGACAGTAACTTTACAGGACATGAAGCCTGCCCAAGTTGCGAATCCTCAGACGCTCTTGCAAGATATGATGACGGGCATGGCTACTGCTTTAGCTGTAGTTACCACGAGCAAGAATCAGGAGTAGCTTCCGAGAAGCAACCCGAAGTCTCTAAGTCTTTAATAGACAGAGAGTACCAAGCCATACCTAACCGTGGGCTAAACGAAGAGACCTGTAAGAAATGGGACTATGGTGTAACACTACATCATGGTAAGCCTATGCAGGTAGCGACGTACCGTAACGATGCAGGTGTACCGATAGCACAGAAGCTACGGATGCCTGACAAATCCTTTCAGATACTAGGCAACTCCAAGAAGATGGGGCTGTATGGTGAACACCTATGGCGAAGCGGTGGCAAGATGGTCACCGTAACTGAGGGAGAGATAGATGCTCTATCAGTTAGCCAACAGACAGGCAACAAGTGGGCTACCGTGTCCGTACCTAACGGTGCGCAGGGTGCGCATAAAGCTGTGGCTCGTAGCCTTGAGTGGCTAGAGACATTCGAGTCTGTAGTGTTCATGTTCGACAACGATGAGGCAGGTCGAGCGGCGGCGGAGAAGTGTAGCCTCATGCTCTCAGTAGGAAAGGCTAAGATAGCTACGCTACCCTTGAAGGATGCTAACGAGATGTTAGTGGCAGGGCGAGGTAGTGAGATAGTGTCAGCTCAGTGGGGTGCTAAGCCCTTCAGACCTGATGGTGTTGTCTTAGGTGAAGACCTATGGGAGCAGGTGTCAGAGGTGGACGATTCAGAATCCTTCCCTTATCCTTGGGCGGGGATGAATGATAAGACTTACGGCATCCGCAAGGGTGAGCTAGTCACACTCACATCAGGCACGGGCATCGGCAAGTCTAGCATCTGCCGAGAGATAGCACACCACCTGATAATCAATGACAAAAAGGTGGGCTACATCGCGCTCGAAGAGAGCGTTTCTCGCACCGCAAAAGGAATAATGGGTATCTCTCTCAACCTACCTATTCATATACACGGTACTGATGTAGGGATGGAACAACTACATGATGCGTTCCAAGCTACGATGGGTACGGGTAACTGTGTACTCTATGACCACTTCGGTTCGATGGACTCTGACCACCTACTCGGTAAGATAAGGTACATGGTTAAGGCTCTCGACGTAGAGTATGTATTCCTTGACCACATCTCCATTGTCGTATCAGGATATGAAGATGGTGATGAGCGTCGGCGCATCGACAACATCATGACCAAGCTCCGCTCTCTTGTAGAGGAGTTAGGTATAGCACTCATCTTAGTATCCCACCTCAAGAGACCTGAAGGTAAGGCGCATGAAGAGGGAGCGAAGACTAGCTTGGCACAGCTTAGAGGTAGCGCATCGCTTGGGCAACTAAGTGATTTAGTGTTAGGCTTCGAGCGTGACCAACAATCTGAAGATGAAGCTGATGTAACTACCGTCAGAGTTCTGAAGAATAGATACTCAGGGGAGACAGGTGTAAACTGTACCTTGCGTTACTCTAAAGAAACAGGTAGACTTAAAGAGACTGACTCCATATCTCTCGTAGCTAGAGAGCAGGCGATGTATGCAAGATAGTCTCACTTACAAGAACAAAGGATTCCACAGCTTTGAAGCGTGGTATGGTGGCAAGCTTGAAGCTCGCATCTCCGCAACTTACGGAGAGCAGGCAAACATGGGTATGTACAGAGTACAGTTCATGGAGACAGGCTTAGATGCTTATGTCTCTAGCATAAAACACTGCAAAGAACTAATAGATACTCACATACAGGACAAGACCTATGGAAAAGATTAACCTACATCCACGCGAAAACGCACAGCCGTTCCGTCCGTCATACAAGATGGACTTGATGGCATTCAACAAACCAAGACCTGACCTAATAGAAACAATGGGACAATTAAAAGAACAAACAAACGACACCTTCATCTTCGATATGGAGACTGATGGATTACTAGATGAGTGTACTAAGATACACTGCATCGCTCTAACCACACCAAACGGTGACACATCTCTGTTCGCACAGGATGATGTACCAATGGCACTACACCACCTAGCTAACGCTGAGTGTATCGTAGGTCACAACATACTAGGCTTTGACCTGCCTGCTATAAAGAAGATATACCCTGCTTGGCAGACGCAAGCTAGGGTGCGGGATACCTTAGTCATGTCTCGTCTAGCTTACCCAAACCTGATGGATATAGACTACCTAGCTGAGAAGATACCTAAACAGTATCGTGGGTCACACGCTCTCAAGGCGTGGGGCTACAGGCTAGACTCCTTGAAGGGAGAGTTCAGCCATGAGGATACCGATTGGTCAGAGTATTCATTAGACATGGGTGACTACTGTGTACAAGATACAATAGTAACCTTACACCTAGCGAGTAAGCTCAACGACTTAGAGATGAGCAACCGTAGCATCGTACTAGAGCATGAGTTTGCTTCTGCTCTACTGAAGATGGAGAGTAATGGTGTGGGTTTCGATACCGAAGCCTGCGCTAAACTATACGCTGACCTCCTCACCGAGAAGGATATAGTGTTGAAGGAAATTGCAAAGGTGTTTCCTCCCGTCACGGTAGACACTAAGACCGTAGCCTATTGGTTAGATGCTGAGGGTAATAAGTATCGGGTCAAGTCCGATGCTCCTTACAACATCAGGCAAGCCCTGACTAAAGGTCCTCTCAAGACTAAGGAGAAACACTTCAACCCCAACAGCAGACAGCAGATAGCTGAGGCATTCATCATCAAACATGATTGGATACCTACTGAGTTCTCCCCTACAGGTAAGCCCCGTGTCGATGAGGATATACTGAGTGGGCTAGACTACCCCGAAGCTGAGTTGATAGCTAGGTACATGATGCTATGTAAGCGCATAGGTCAGGTAGCTGAGGGTGATAACGCATGGCTCAAGCTAGAGAAGAACGGCAGGATACATGGGCGCATCAATCACAACGGTGCGCTATCAGGTAGATGTACACACAGCACACCCAACATGAGTCAAGTACCTGCGGTACGGGCTGAGTTTGGTGAGGCGTGTCGCTCTATCTTCAACGTCCGTGAGGGATACAAGATGGTGGGAGCAGACATGAGTGGCTTAGAGCTACGGTGTCTCGCTCACTACATGCACGATTGGGATGATGGTGAGTATGTTAATGAGATACTATCAGGTGACATACATACACTCAACCAATGGGCGGCAGGCTTAGATACCCGTGACCAAGCTAAGACTTTCATCTACGCCTTCCTCTATGGGGCAGGTAATGCAAAGATAGGTGAGATAGTAGAGCGTGGTGAGGGGGCAGGTCGTGCCTTACGAGGTAGATTCCTCAAGTCTATCCCTGCCCTTGGCTCTCTCATTAAGGAGGTGAAGGGTGTGGCTAACAAGAGAGGGTGGTTGCGTGGGCTAGACGGCAGGAAGTTACCTGTGCGCTCTGAACACTCAGCTCTGAACCTACTGATGCAATCAACAGGAGCTATCCTGATGAAGCAAGCTACAGTTAATCTAATGAAAGCTATTGACACGGAGGGATTAGATGCTAAACTAGTACTCCATGTCCACGACGAGGTACAGCTAGAGGTTATAGAATCTCAAGCAGAACGAGTCGGACAGCTTGCGGTGTCAGCAATGATACACGCAGGGAAACAATTCAAGATTCACTGTCCTATGGATGGTGAGTATAAACTAGGAAACAATTGGGCTGAGACCCACTAACACAATGAAACCAATCAAGACAATAGAGACCGAGACTTATTGTTACCCTTCTGCACCTGACCAATATGATGAGGTACAGTTCGAACTCTACGCTGACGGAGATGTCATCGTCAAGGGTGCAGAGGGTGACGCAATCATAAACGTAGATGAACTAAAGGAAACTGTGGATGCGCTACACATGGCATACCATATACACCTTGAAGACCAACGATTCATGGAAAGGATGAGTGACATCGAATGTTAGACTCTGACTTACCACTACTAATTATAGATGCCGATGTGCCTCTCTATAAAGCATCCTTCGCCTCTGAGATAGAGACTGAGTGGGACGATGACCTATGGACTCTCCACTCAGACCTCGGCACAGCAAAGGAAATCTTTGAACAAGAGATTGAGGCTATCAGGGCAGAGTTCCCTGATGACTTCCCGATACTGCTGTGCTTCTCAGGTAGCAATAACTTCCGTAAGGAGTTACTGCCTACCTACAAAGCTAACCGTAAGAAGAACCGTAAGCCTCTAGTGTTGAAGCCTTTGAAGGAGTGGGCGAAGAAGACCTACGAATCTAGGACTGTGGATAGGCTAGAAGCTGATGACCTGCTCGGTCTATTCTCATGGGATGGCATCATGGTGTCCATCGACAAAGACTTACGCACAGTTTCAGGCTTACATTACAACCCCAACTACCCTGAAGATGGTATAGTAGAAGTAACAGAAGATGAAGCACACTACAACCACATGTATCAGACCTTATGCGGTGACTCTACCGATGGCTACAAGGGATGCCCTGCCATTGGACCTAAGACAGCCGCGAAGATACTCGACGTACCTCCTAAAGATATGTGGGTAGCTGTGATGGAAGCCTTCGCACAGAAGGGCATCTCTTACGATGATGCTCTAGTACAAGCTCAAGTTGCCCGCATCTTGCGAGGTGAGGAGTACGACTTTAATACAGATACTACAAACCTATGGAGTCCTGAAGATGAATAGACCTACACATATCCGTCTTCTCGGTGTGTCAATACCCTTGATTGTTTCTAGCAGTAAGTCCGTAGACCCTGAAGAGGAAGTCTACGGCGTGTGGGACCCCAATGATATGACCATCACTCTCAATCCTGACTGTGAACCTGTTCAGGAAAGAGTCACCGTCATGCACGAATTAGTCCATGCGATTGATGACTTCCTGTACCTAGAGCTGACGCATCAGGAAGTATATATCCTGAGTCAAGTACTATACCAAGTACTTATAGACAACCCGAAGCTTACGGACTACCTTATGTTCGCCCCTACTGTAGAGCCTAAGGAGTCTTCTTTCGACTCGTCAGTAGCTTCCGTAAGGCATACGGATTGGGAAGCAACCAAAGCAAAAGGCAGACCAAAGACACCGACCAAGCGTTGTCGATAAGCACAGCGAGTAGTCCATAGGCATTATCAACTTGCTCTTGGACTACTGTTGCTCCATCCCCTATGATTATATCGGGGTCACTATCTAGTAGTAACGTGGTAGTTGTACCTGCTACTGCTCCGATAAGCCCTGCTTCTAAGGGAGCAAGCGCACAGGCTATAGGAAATAGTAAGAGTGCTATAAGGTAGAGGCGTAGTTTTCTATACATTATGTGTTGTTCTCATATATAGCAAAGGACACAGACTCGGAAGCGTCAGAGAAGGCGTTAGCTCCATCCCTCAAACCAATGTTGAATCCTGTGTGGCGTGGCTGTTAGTAGATGCTATCTGTATAGTTGCTGTTGAATCCTCATAGCTGATAAGGACTGTGTAGTTGGCTGTAGTCATATCAGTATCAATCACTACTGCGTACTGACCCGCACCCGCACGAGAGATAGAGGCTACGTTGTAGCTTGTACCGAGTAAGGCGGGAGATGCTACTGTAGTAAACCTTCCGAACGCTTTAGGGATGAACTCCATCTTAGCTTCTAACGAAGTGATGCGAGCTTCGTACCCTGATAGACCTACAGGTATTGCGGCAACAGCCGACGCGTCTGCGGATGGGTAGGTTACTTTAGCGTTGTTGGTAGCTACGTTAGACTCAATAGTATCTAGGTCTACAGCTTGTGTGATAGTGAGGAACCCTACCTTAGTCGCATCAGCATCAGGGTAGGAGTTCTTAGCATCCAACGCAGTCTGTAGCCCTACAGTATCCGCTATAGCTAAGGCTCTAGGAGCTGACTGATTACTAGCATTACCTATAAAAACATGACCGTCATCTAAGTTCGGTGTAGCGTTTGTCCGTCCCGCACCACCTACTTTGATAGTGCCATTAGAGCTGTGCAATCGCTCAACATAACCTATGTTTTGAATTAGATTAGCTTCTCCACCGTGTGCTACATTGGTTAAAGCTCCTGCGGTTGTAGCAGATACACATAACGTATCACCTAAAGCCCAACCCGCATAGTCAGTCTTTATTCCCTTAAGGCTACCAAAGGTTACTATCTCTAGGGTGGCATTATCAGCCGCATCCGTTGCCGCTAGACCAAAGGCGGGCATAGTGGCGGCACTACTAGCATCTGCTAAACCTACTTCAGGTGTGTTACCTGATATTCCTGATATGTATATCGCCTGACCCTCGGTAATATCAACGCCTGAACGGTTTTTAGCGGTAAACTGTATAGGACCGTTGAGTGGTCCGATGAAGTCAGTGGCAGTTACTGTGCCTGTAAACTCAGCATCTACTCCTGTGAATAGAATCTCATTAGCATCTAGAAAGATTTTGTTTGCGTCCAACTTAGACCTGTTGTCCATAAT